TGTTTTATGTCGATTTTTGCAGAAAATTGCTCGATTATGCTCTTACCGCCACTAGCCATAGTTTTTGCTCTAGCGTCATGGGGTAGGTAATGGTAGCCATATTTATACCCAAACTCATCTTCTTTTTGGGCAATCAATCCTGTATAGAATGGTACAGCCTGACCGTTAGATGAATGGTGATCTAGCACCCGTATTTCCCCGTACACCACCTGAAACCACCAAATAGATGTGGAATCATTAAATCCCAAATCCCAAGCAGTATGGCAAGGGAACATAGGATCGTAATCAACGGTAGTAATACGCTCCATATCCGTGATCCTACGCATCTCTTGTCCATAGTACGCTCCAATAATGGCTGCCTCAAATGAGCATAAGAACTCTTGCTCGTACTGATTATCGGACATAGACCGCTGGGCATCTAGTAATTCAGATTCAAGCAATAACCCTGACTGATCTGCCCTTAGTGTCTTGGAATACCAATCAGGATTGTTTTGAGCACTTTTATAGATGTCATAGAATACATTGTGCCCACGGGGAGTCCCTATAAAAACGGCATACCCGTTCCGATCGGCCAAAGCGGGACGAATTATTTCTCCCCATACACGGGGTTTCATATCAGCAAATTCGTCAAGGACGATACCGTCAATATAGTTTCCACGAAGCGTATCAGGAGCATCAGCCCCAAATAAGCGAATCTTAGCCCCATTGTGCAGTTGCACCCATAATTCTGATTGATTAACTTTTTCTAGTGCAGGTGCAGCAAAGCGTAAAAGGTAATCCCAAGCTACTGATTTAGCCTGTGAGTAAAGTGGGCAAAGGTAAAAGTACCTGCCATCAGGCTTACCTTCTCTGATTGCCCGTTTGATTAGGTCATTGATACTGGCTACAGTCTTTCCTGCCCTGCGGTGACAGACTAGGACTGCCCAGCGTTGTTTACGCTTATGGAAATCTTTAAATGCATCCCTGACCTTGTATTCAAACTCATGTACTACTTCACTCATCTTGCCATTTGTAGATGTGAGTTATAGGTGCGGTAGCATCACCAGCGTGTTCTGTTCTAGCTAACTTAGGCACATGGTACTCAGCTACTTGCATAAAGCAATCAAAAGCGACTTTAGGGCCAAGCTTTTCATTCATAGCGATCTCGTCAAGCCATTGTTGGAGTTTGTCTGCGTTACCATCCACGAACTTAGCGATCGCCTCTCTAGCGAGGGCTGTGGACTTATTAGGCGTACCTACAGAGCGACCCCCTGTCTTACTTCTAGTTTTATCTACTTTAGATTCCATACCTTATCCAAGTGGTTGATTAAGATAACTTAATTGTAGCTGATTTATTCGTTGTAACCAAATTCGTATGGATAGCCTTCAGAAGATAATGCACTTGCTTTAACTTTTTTAGATATAAGCTCGTAATCACCGTTCAAAGTATTTTCGCCATGATTTTTGGCATAAGTTCTACTTGTAGTAACCCAATCTCCTTGATTTAAGTCTTTTACACCTTTAGGTACTGCTCTATATATTTCTACCATGCGATCAGGATTTCCCTTGGCTCTATATGCAGCAGAAAACCATTCTGAATCAATTTTTGGATCGCCAATACCATATAAACGAATACCTTTTGAACCATAAACATCTTCAGGCATTATTGTTCCAAGATTATCTAAAGTTCCACCATATTCTTTAGCATTTGGGGCTACATGAGAACCACGATATTCATTTGGATCGGTGGCGTAATGTAGTCCACCAGTTTTAGCCATGTAATTTTCAACCATTTGCGCTGCTTTTGGTGCGCCAGCCCTTAATGCCATCGCATAAGCTGGAACTGCCATAGCACCAATACCTACAGCTTCACCTGTATTCTTACCTTGTGCATAAGCATCATAATTAGGGTCTGTAATTGGGTTTTTGGGTTGCATGGAATCTGCACCCGTAGCACCCTCAAGGAATCCAGTAGCGTAACCTGCTTGGCGTGGCTTTGTTAAGCCAATTTGCATTTGTGGATAACCTGTATAAGCTTGTTCCCCATCATTTAGACGAAGAAAATCAGCAAGCTTATCAGTCCAAGACATTTACTTAACTTCTTTATCCAAGTCTTTCAACTTGTTAGCAATCATCTTCCTACGGGCTATGCGGTCAGCTTGTTGTTTTTCAAAGGTAGTTTCTTTATGCTCACGCAACATAGCATTTTCTTTTGGGTATTTACGATCCATGTGTTTCATTCTTTTTCGCCAATGTACTTGTCATATTGAGATTCAAGCTTGGCTTTACGGCTGCCTTTAGCGTATTCACGCTCAGTATTGAGGGCAATAGCAACTGCTTGCTTTTTAGGGCGGCCAGCTTTTTCTTCGGCTTTGATGTTTTTACCGACTGATTCGGCTGATCCTGATTTATCGAGTGGCATATTAACCTTTGAATTTAAGTAGGTAGATGGTGGTATCGATCTCTTGGGCGATGTTATCGATTAGCTGAACGATCTCTGAATCCATCGGCAGATCGGCTCTAGCGTCTTTTACAAAAGATTGTAAGGATTGTAGGTATGCCAGCGGTTCTTTAGGTTGGTGATAAGTAGCAGGAAACTGGGTGATTTGACCGTATATACCAAAGTAGCACTCGGCCAACTGGTCTGTCAAATCAATAATATTGGAATAAAATTTTCCAAGGGTTTTGTGTTTTGCGTAAGATTTGGTAGCCCAATGAAAAAAATGTGTATTTGTGCCTGAATGTAGCAATGTTGCTAGAAATAAAGCCATTGATTTTTCCATAAAACGCTCCTTTTGCGTTATTTTATAACACTTTTCTTGTAATTCCTAATGCTCTTATTGCTGCTTCAACACTATCTACACGGCTAATTGCGCCACCTTTCCACTTGCCTAAAAAGTCTAATTGGTCAGGTGTAAATTTTGCTTTGGCATCTCGCTTAATTTCCATTAAGACTGTTTCATTTGCATAACCCACCAAAAGGTCAGGGCATCCATGCTTCATTGCCGCTAAAGAAACAACAGTAGCCCCTGCTTCACGCAATGCTTTGACGATTTCTTTATGGTTAGTATCAATCCTAGCGTATGTCATTGATTTTCCATTAAAATAGATTAGTATTGGCTAACTTTACCATTATAAAGGTTATATATGGCTGGATTTTATCTGACGGATGAACAGTTTATAGATGAGTGGAAAAAAATAGGTTCACCACTATCTTTTGCCAAAATCCATGCCATGTCTGAAAGAGCAGTATATAACCGCAGACGATCAATAGAAACAAGACTTCAAATATCCCTTCCCAGCTTTAAAGATCAACGAGTAAACGATTATAAAAAGACAGAACAGACTGTTGGTAATACCCGTAGGGGTATGGAATTAGAAAAAGGTCGTGTCATCGTGTTTTCAGATGCCCACTTTTGGCCTGACCAAACTACTACAGCGTTTAAAGCGTTACTTGAAATGATTAAAGAATATAAGCCTACTGCCATTGTGTGTAATGGGGATGCGCTAGACGGGGCTTCAATTAGCAGATTTCCCCGTCAAGATTGGGGGGCGTTACCTACCGTTAAAGAAGAACTTGAAGCTTGTCAGCATTTTTTAGGTGAAATTGAAAGCGTGGCTAAAGGTGCTAAATTGTTTTGGCCTTTAGGTAATCACGATGCTAGGCTTGAAATGCGGATCATAGAGAACTTACCAGCCTTTGAGGGTATGAGGGGTACAACTTTGAAAGAATACTTCCCTGCGTGGCTTCCTTGCTGGTCATTTTGGGTTAATGAAGATACTTGTATCAAGCACCGTTGGAAAGGTGGTTGGAGTGGGGGCAGGAACAATTCCGTTCAATCGGGGGTGAATATGGTAACGGGGCATACTCATGTGCTTAGTACCATACCTTTTAACGATTACAACGGTACACGCTGGGGGGTTCAAACTGGAACATTAGCCGACATTCACGGTCAGCAATTTGCTTACACAGAAGATACTCCAAAGGATTGGAATAGCGGTTTTGTGATGCTTTCCTTTGAAAGAAGCCGTCTTTTGCAACCTGAAATGATTAGGGTTTGGGGTGAAGATGAAGTTGAGTTTCGTGGCAAAATTCATTCAGTATGAAATTAACCCCATTTATTCTAGAGAATCTATACCTTTGTATGGCATCTTGTCATCCAATGCGTAATTGGGACTTGCCTGCGCCTGAACTTATCCAGTTTAAAGTGACTAGAGAATCAGATGCTATGGCTACCTACCGCTATGATGAAACGCTAGATAAGCCTCATATCATCACCATTAGCCGTTTGCGTAACGAGCACTTTGATACTATTCAACGCTCATTGGCCCACGAAATATGCCACATGAGTTTTTGGAAAACAGATTATTGGGATAAACACGGTAAAGCTTTTAAGATTCGCACCCGTCAGATAGCTAGGGAGTTTGGCTGGGATAGCCTAGAATTGTAAACTTTGAGAAACACAGGGGGCGTAACCCCCTGATTTAATTACTTTTTAGTCTTATATAAGTCTTTTAAAGTTTCTATCACGCAGTTGTACCAAAACTCATACGCTTGCTTGGTGCGGTTAGCTACTTCTTCAAACTGTTTGTACTGCTCATCAAATGTAAACATGGTTCTCTCCATAGGTTATGTTGCAATGCAACAATTATAACTTAGGAAAGCGTGAGCCGTAAATAGTCAAAATACGGCTCATTTGGCCATAAAGTAAAGCCCGATGTTGGCTGTGGCATACGATACATAGGTTATGCCCATAGGCGTATTGCCTTTAATTACTTGCTCTATGCCTATATAAAAATAGATCAGCCCTGTAACAATGATAAGCCAACTACTCAAGCTTCCATCTCCAAGAGTTTATCTTCGAGGTCGAAGCCCCAGTAGGCTCTAAATGCTTTAGCTCCAAGTCCATGAATACTGGTATGCGGATCATGTCTATGGTGAAAGGCGCAAAGCGCGACTGCTGGAGCGTTATCACGCTTTCCCCCAAAGCGTCTAATGTGATGGATTTCGACTGGGGTGTCATTGTCGATGTATCCCAAATGCCTGCATAAAACGCAGCCCTGTCGTGCCAGCTTTGCATAGTGATCCCTTTGTGCCTTACTTGCCATTAATATAATCGACTGTCAATTGCTCCAGTTTTTCCGCAGATTCCGCAATGTCTACGCTTAACTCTAGCATTTGTGTAGCGTTTGCGCCTTTTAGTGATTCGTCATACATCTTGCACAACAATCTAAGGATTAAAAATTCTTCTGTTACTTTTAATGTGGTCATTTCAATATCCTGTCGTGTGTTCTATTTGATACTTCTAAAGTTTGCCAAGTAGCGTGTCTTAATCGCGCTGCTTCAAGTTCCCATTTAAGCTTTTCAACATTTTCTGTTGCCGCACCAATGGCTTTACAAAGATTCTGATAATCTTGGCTTCGATACGCCTCACGCTCCTGCGCCCCCAAAGACTGTTCCGAAGTTTCTGCCATTTTAATAGCTTTGAGGGAACTTTTATATGCTTCAAGTTGCGCCAATTCACCCTTTGCTTGTGCATATTTACCTGCGTTCTCTAGTATAAAGTCTATACACTTATTGGGGTCTATCTCTCTTGTCATTTTCCTAATCTCTTTTTAATTAACATTTTTAATTCCGCTTCGGTTTCGGGTTTTTCTGCCAACATTTTTACCACCGATTCCCAGCCACGCTTCTTTGCTACACCAATATACCAATCTACTAAGTACGCTTGTTTAACCGCTTTGGGCCTATGTATGATCCCGTGAATCATTCCTGCAAACGGGTCAGGATTCAACTTGTTTAATCTTTTGACTGATCCTTGATCTTAACGCCTGCCAGCCTTCGCCAGCATAGGGAGTTATACCTACTTCTTGGGCTTTTTTAATGGTCAGTTCCTCTGTAGCGTAAAAAGGCAATTCAGGTTTCTTTAATGGTTCAATATCTATTTCGTCAGTCCAGCGTTCTTGGTTTAAAAAAGTAGCGGGGTATGGGATGAAATCTTTAGCCGTTTCTTTAATCCTCCAATACTTCAAATAGTTAGGCATCGCCTCGATACATTCAAGCTTTTGGTCAGGGGTAAGTTTATTCCATGCTTTTTCAGCATCCTTACGGGCCATCTTACGAGGGTACAAGCCATAAAACACGGCAAAGGTCATGCTGTTTACTTTGGCGAAATAACTTGGTGAACCCGTAAAGCAATGTTGGTGACATAAGCAATGTCATTAGGGGTTAATTGACCCATCAACTGCAATATCTTGATGACAGCAGTATCGTTGTCTAGTGCTTGGGGTTTAACTAAAGCTTCAATCATTTTCTTTTCTTTTTTGGAACAGGGAAAGGAACTTCGTCTTGTCTAATTGCGTATTCATCAACTGCTTTGGTAAGCAAACCAACAATGCCCCATTGGACAAGGACTTCAAGTCCAGCTTTGTCAAAGATAACTTCAGCATTGGCCGATCCATCTTTATTTTCCTTCAGTATCTTTACTTGTATTTTCATGATCTGCAAACTTTATAATAGGTTTATCAAGGGCAAGTTTAGCTAATTCGATATAGCGATCTACTTCTAGCCTATCTTCCCCACCAATCGCTGCTTTACTGTGTCCAATAGGCTTACCCATAGTGTCGTAAAAGACTTCTCGAATTTCAAAGTAATCCTCATAAGCATTGCTCATGTTCACTAATCGTAGATTCCAAGTCATAACAGACTCCAAAGGTTAATCTAGGTGAAGTATATGTTAAGTAAACTTAATAGTAAATATTTTTTATTACTGTTGTTTTTTCGTCAGGATTGCTAGATTCAGGGCAAAGCTATCCCTACTATGAGGAATAGCTTGTCAGTCTTAGCTGAGTTCGTGGTTCAAATATTGCTTCGATGTCTTTGTCGTGCCTAGGTCTGTCTTTATCACATCATCGGTCTATCCGTACAGTACGGTTCTTTTCTCTATCTAAGCAATAACAGATAGGAAAGGCGCAATTGCGCTAGTAGTTTCTAGGGGGTCTACAGCCTTTACCGTTGCATCACGCTTGTGAACGGGCTAGACAGAATAGAAAAACCCTTTGGGGCTGATCTAAGGTGAAGTTGCTTAATAAATGCCCATAATTCCATTTAGTAAACACTCAGATCAGTCCGAAAGGGTCTTAGACTATGGGTGGTGCTAAACAGACTTCACTCTGCCTGTCTAGTATAACTCAAGTCTTTCAAAATTAAAATCCCCATGAAAGCCAAAAGTCTTAATATTTGACAATTCGCGTTCAAAACTAAAGTACCTAGCTACTTCTTCAGGTGCAAACTTAATACCCTGATTTTCAAGAAAAACCCTGTTTAAATGGCAAATTTGGTCATCTTCATTGTGATTTGTATATACAAAGTCAGGGCTGGCAGTCAGTTCACAAAGCTGCCTTGAGCGTAGGCTAAAACCACCATTGCCTACCCGTCTGCCCATAGGATGCCAAGGCCATACTGCTCCAATGTAGTCATACTTTAAAAACTGGTCGCTCCAAGCGTCAGGGTTAATAATAAACCCATCCCATTGCACAATCAAAACAAAGTCCGTATGGATGTGTTTATGCAATTCCTGAAGGATAAATTTGCTGTAAGCTTGCCGCGAATGGATGCCTTGATCTATAAAAACTTCCCCGCCAAAATCAAAGTATTCCTTGCACCTGTTTATTGCTTTTTTAGCTTTGTCAGGCTGCACCGAATCAATACAGCACAGGGTAATATTTTTCAATCGAGTTCAGGCCATATCATTTTATAAGAAAACGGAAAAAGCACTTTTCTTGACCATAAACCGTGACTTTCCTTTTCCAGCGTAGCAGCTAGGATCACCAGCTTGTCATAAGGGATCACCCCGTTTTGCCACATTGATACCGCTGGAACGCTTACACCTACTAGGTTTGCTACTTTTGTAGGCCCACCCAAAAGTTTA